TGTTCGGCGGGGTATCCAGCGCAAGTCATAGTATGAAGATAAAAGGCGGCTTGGATGGCATAATTATACGACACCATGTCCTTGCTTACGCCTTTTGGTGAAGCGTCCTGACACGTTTTGAGATCGTAGATCACGCCCTTGGCGTCCCAGTAGCTGTCTGGTCGGCACTTGATCTTTAGCTGGGTTGTCGGATCGGTGGCAAAGAAGCTGGCCTCGTTGACCGTCGTGTCGCGTGCCATGCGCCGACCTGCCGGATGGAACACAACGCTATGCGCAATATTTTGCGCAAGGTCATAGTCGCCGGCGGTCAGTAGCGTTTCGCCTTTGGCCTGCGCGTCTTCATATAGATCGGTCCAAGCCTTGCCCCGGCGGTTTTCCGGCCCTCTGACCATGCCCTTGCCGTCTTCCAGCACCATTGCATGCACACAGGTTCCAATGTCAAACACTGTGCTGGACTTGTAGACCTTGGCCTTCCAGTGTGCCAGTGACTTGCTGTGGACCATTTTCACGTCACTTGAGCTGATTGCGTCAGTGGCGTGATATTCGGCGTTGGTCATTTTATCTGCGGTTATCATCCCAATTTCTCCCTAGCAATAAAACAGAACGTCTCAAAGTCTGTTTCAATTAAACCCTGCCCGCCGTCCATGACGGATGACAATGGTATTACACAGCGATTTTGCTTGCGATCATATTTGTAGATCAGGCAAGGTATTTTGCCTTCGCGTTTTGCTGCAACTTCAACCTGCGCCCACCACGATGGCGACCCACCGATTGGCCCATCCTTATACCGTTTCAGCTCCAAGCAAAATTTAAAGTCTGGATCGTCGGCTATAAGGTCAGCGTGAGCGCCTGCCCGATATTGCTCAAGGTCGCGCTTGAAACCTATGCCAAGCTCATCAAAAAGCATCTTGGCAATTTCTCGCTCATAGCTTGCGCCTTTATTGCGACCATTGACCATCAGTCAGCAGGCGGCTGCTGAACCTCGACGCCCAACTCAGCGGCCTTAGCCACCGCCGAAGAGCGCACAAAGGCTGCGAAAGACAGGCCCGTCTTGCGAGATGCCAGCGCCAGCGCTTGCTGCTGTGCCGTGGTAAATCCGATTGTTTGTTTGTGATCCATGTCACCCTCCATTTGATACTCAACTTTCTTAGCGTGTAATTAATACTGGCACAACCCCAAATAAGTGCTTGCACATACCTTTTCAGTATGTCATACAATATGAGTAACTAGGAAACGGGAGAAACGGATATGGAAACGACTTACCTTACAACCGAACAAATTACCGATATGGCCGAAACCGCGCTCAATGCTTACGAGATAACGGCTTCTTGGAAGGCCGCTGGCACAGCCGCCGCAGAACACGCCGCAGATGAATTTGGTGTAAAAGCCACTTCCGCCCAAATCGCCACAGCGATGCAAGCTGCAAAGCTCGGATGGTCTGCAATTTCTTTTGTCACCAAAAAGGCAATTGCAACCGAAGCATAACCAACCGGGGAGCTGCGGCTCCCCACCAAACGGGGAAAATAAAATGGAAAATACAATTTACAATGTAGATGCTCACATCTTCAGCATAAAGACATCGGCCCCAGTGCGCCGCTTTACAATTTCGCAAATATTAAAAAAGATTGGTTGCGAACATCTTAGCCTAGAAAAAGTTTTAACCGATGGCGGCAATTACTTTTTGTTTACTTATGACACGCATCCAAACTTGGAGGGCGAAGACCGCCCAGAGTGGGCAGATTGGGCGCAGCACAGCGTCAACGTGCATCAGCTCAATCATATCTCAATTAATGATTGGGTGTCGGAAGGCTCTGAGCTTGCCAATGCTATGAAGGCAACAGCCTAACCAACCGGGGAGCTTCGGCTCCCCTACAGACACCTCCGTAAAGGGGTGACGACTTACCGAAGTCATTACCCCTTTAGCGAAGTGCCTAAAAATCAAGATTGGAGAAAACCGAATGAACACTGAACTTCCAAAATCTACGCAAGAGGCCGCAGAGTTGGCCCTTTACCTTGCAATCACCGCGCCCACCAAAAAGCAATCCAAGATGGCTTTTGATTTGGCGGTTAGTTTTAAATCAGGTTTGACTGAAAGCGAAATTGAAGACGCCAAAGCCAACGTGATCCGCAAGATTGAAGCTGAAAAAAACAGCGGCGAGTTAAATAGCTAACATGAACAATAAATTTGAAATCACAGGCGAAATCGCTTTTATCATAGCACTATTCGCAGTGCCATTGTTAATGAAAGGAACAATGTAAAATGGAACACTGGATTGATTGCCCAGAATGCGACGGCAATGGCACCGTTGAGCGTGAAATCTTTATTTCACAATCTATGAATAATCCTTACGGCTTTCCCGACACTGAAAGCGAAGAGTGCAGAAATTGCGCGGGCGTTGGCCGGATTGAACCGCTGGAGGAAGACGAATGACCAAAACTTCAGACGCCACAATAGATCATCTTATCAAATGCGCTGAGATGAATATGTGCCAAGCCGAAATTGCAGATTTGCTTCGCATTTCCAATTCAACTGTTCACCGTATTGCAAAAAAATTAGGTATAACTTTAGCCAGAAAGGTCAGGCATGGAAAAAATAATGAAGTATATTCAAAGGCTGGAGAGGGTGAACTTGATAATTATGAACGAGCCGAACACATTGAGGAGGCCAAACTTGCAGCAGAGGCTACAGGAGCAGAGCGCGCTGCTAGAGAGGCTGAAATCCGCTTTAAACGCTCTCCCGAAGGAAGACTGAAAGCCAAACTTGTGGGCGTCACCAGCAAGCATGATCGCTACGAGATAACTTACGGACATTGCTTGCTGGAATTTGAGCGGCTGCAATACAAGTTAAAAAATCGTGGGCCATTGCCGTCAAGGGAGCCACGGGAAAGCACAATGCACAAGGGCGCGCTTGAGATAGCTCAGAAGCGCAAGGCGTATGGCATAGCGCAGGGTAAGCGACTTTTTGATATGCTGGGTTATGACCAGCGCGTAACCGTCTCAGACGCCGCCGCTATGCTTGGGGATAGCATCCCCCGCACAGCCAGCTATTTGAAGAAATTGTTCTTAGCTGATAAAATACACCGGGTGCGCGATTTGGTTGTTATTGAAGGCCAGCCCAAAAAGCAATGGCGGTGGGTGTTTAGTAAAAGCGACATTGAGCCGTTTCACTCTGGGTTTGAGGATGACCAATGACCTACTGGGCAGCACTAATCCTGACATACACCGTAAACATTGGCGTGACCTCCTATGAGGCCACGTCGACGGTGTACTTCAAAGACATGCAAACATGCTCAGTGGCCATCGATGCAATCTATCCCGTCATCCATGCGCAATCCAGAGACAGCATGGCGCAATGTGAGCGAACTGACATGTCGTCAAGCAGCATCCGGCCATTGGCGAGGAAGTGATCGTGTGGGTGGCCGTTGATATGCATGTCGTTTGGCGCAGTCTGGTAGCAACGTAACCAATCAAAACAACCGCCATTCCCGTGGCTAAGCGTATTTTTATTAGATGAAACCACCCACACACACTTCTATCAAATGCCGACTCATGCCACCAGATCAAATCAATCAAACGACGGTAAAACTTTTTGCATACTGGCAAAGCTAAATGGATAAAAGATACTGGGAGCGCACTTAGATATATTCTAGAGAGCCAAGTAATACTGCGAGATTACTTAGCAAAGCCAAATCAATCGAACGAAGATAAAACTTTGTGCATAGTGTCTTGGTTAAACAGATCAGCACCCAAGTGCGTTGTGCTTGGCCTGATTATCGGGTCGTCTCCCCGGCAAAAGAAAATCTTATCTAGGTCAAGCGCCACGAATGCGTAAACGTCAGACCGCCGCCGAGCGACTCCCTGCTTTGTATAAAACGGGTATCTTATATATTTGCGCTTTGATGCCGTCTTAACCTGCAAGGTCAGTATGTGTGTATCCATCTGTATATACCCGTCGTGGTCTTGCGATGGCGCTAGTGTGCAGAAATAACCAGCGAGGCTCAGTCGGCTTAGGGCGAGATATTCTCCCGCCCTTCCGACATTCGCGCTTGCGGCTTGATCCTGCAAGGTTAGCTAACCTAGCTAAGCCAGCCGTGTATTTTATTGGTTTGCT